CTTCCAGAATTAATGAAGATTATTAGAGAAAACGGTATAGGGATGGATGACTATCTCAATCGTTTCTGGGATGATACTACAACAAGTAATTACCCACCTTACAATCTTATCAATGTAAGTAATACTGAATCCAAACTAGAAATAGCACTAGCAGGATTTAAAAAAGATGAGATTAAAGTCTATACAGAATACGGTAGACTTAATGTGGAAGGAAACAAAGAAGAAAAAGAAGATAAAACTTACGCACATAGAGGACTCGCACAAAGATCCTTTAATAGATCATGGCATATTGCTGAAGACACTATTGTCAAAGACGCAACTATTGAAGATGGATTACTAACTGTCACACTTACTAAGGTAATTCCAGAACATCATCAGCGTAAGGATTGGATCTGACTAGGCATAAATTTTTGTAACTAAAAGTAGGTTTGTTAGGATTTCCTAACTAAATAAAGTACATATGGAGACAACTATGCACAACATAATGCCCCAGAACCAACTGTCTGGATGGACAATGACCGATCACTCTTATTCAAGTGATTCATGGGAACAAAAACTGGATGAGTATTATGAATGCATTGTTGAATGCTCGCATGGTCAACCTATTTGCAAACGGTTATGTAATGAAATTCTAAGGTGATATATAAGGGGGTCGTCAGACCCTCTTTTTTATGATATAATGACGAAAGGAATTTAAAACACATGTCGATAAAAGTAGCGTTGATTAATAGCGATCAGATAATCGCTGATATAAAGGAGGTAATTGATCCTGATAATGATAGCAGACAATACCTTTTTAATAATCCATTAAAGGTTATTTTACAACCAACAATGACTCTTCAAGAAGATGGAGGTCAAGTCGATCATAATCAATCTCAAGTTTCATTAGCAACTTGGCAAGCATTAACAAATGATTCTACCTTTGTAGTTAATCCTAATTCAGTTCAATGTGTATTTGAACCTATTCCTGATCTTAAGGCAATGTACTTGGAGTTGCAAAATGGCAATTAAGATAGTAGTATTCGATGACAGTTATAAATGTGTCATCGCAGATGTTCAAGAAGTAGTTGGTGCTGATATTGGTGAACCAGATTGTCAACTTACAGATCCATATGAGTTCATTGAGTTTGATGAGGGAGATGAACCAAAAAAATATATTGATCGTTTAAAACCTTGGGAAGTTCTTAACAAATCATCAGATAATAAATGTCGTATTAGCAGTGATAAGATTCTGACTCTTGTAGATCCAGACAAATTTATTTTAGATGCATACAATGAAATTATTAATTGAATGAAGTTTTACACTAATGTGCAAATGATCGGGGATAACTTCCTCGTTCGTGGTTATGATAATGGTGAGTACATTCAGTTCAGAGAAAAATATAATCCAACTCTGTTCGTTCCCTCAAATAAAAAAACTTTTTATAAAACTTTAGAAGGTGAATATGTTGCACCTATCAAACCAGGTTCGGTAAGAGACTGTAGAGATTTTTATAAAAAGTATGAAGAAATTGATGATTTTAAAATTTATGGCAACGAGAGGTATATCTACCAGTATATCTCAGATAAGTACCCCGAAGAAGAGATCAAGTTTGACATTGAAAAGGTACGGTTATTAACTGTTGATATTGAGACTCGTTCTGAGAATGGATTTCCTGATGTAGAAACTGCTGATCAGGAGATATTATTGATCTCTGTGCAAGATTATAATACTAAAGAGATCACAACATGGGGTGTTGGTTCGTTTAAAAACAGGCAAGAGAATGTTCGTTACATACAGTTCAATAATGAGCATGATCTTTTAAGTAGTTTCATTCAATGGTGGATGGATAATACTCCTGATGTTGTAACAGGATGGAATATCCAACTGTTCGATATGCCATACATTACTAAAAGGATTGATCGTCTTCTAGGTGAAAAACTTGCTAGAAGATTATCTCCTTGGGGATTGGTTAGTGAGAAGGAAGTATATATTAAAGGTCGTAGACAAGTCTATTATGATATTGGTGGTATCACACAGTTAGATTATCTTGATCTTTATAAGAAGTTTACTTACAAGGCACAAGAATCTTATCGACTAGATTATATTGCAGAGGTAGAATTAGGTCAGAAAAAACTTGACCACTCTGAGCATGATACCTTCAAAGATTTCTATACTAATGGTTGGCAGAAGTTTGTAGAATATAACATTAAGGATGTGGAACTTGTTGACCGTCTGGAAGACAAGATGAAATTGATCGAACTCGCACTTACTATGGCATATGATGCTAAAGTAAACTATAATGATGTCTTCTATCAGGTAAGGATGTGGGATACCATCATCTACAATTATCTGAAGAAAAAAGGAATAGTAATTCCACAAAAAGAACAATCAGATAAATCTGACAAATACGCAGGTGCTTATGTCAAAGAACCAATTGCAGGACGCTATGATTGGGTGGTCTCTTTTGACCTTAATAGTCTGTATCCTCATCTTATTATGCAATATAATATCTCCCCAGAAACAATCAGGGAGACTCGTCATCCAGAAGCCTCTGTTGATAGAATACTTAATGAAGAGATAGACTTTCAACTTTATAAAGATAGTGCTGTGTGTGCTAATGGAGCACAGTATAGAAAAGATAAGAGAGGTTTCTTGCCTGAGTTGATGGAAAAGATGTATAATGAGCGTGTAATTTTTAAGAAGAGGATGATCGATGCCAAGAAAAAATACGAGAAGACACCAACGGTTGCTCTGGAAAAAGAAATTGCAAGATGCAACAACATCCAAATGGCGAAAAAGATATCTCTTAATTCTGCTTATGGTGCTATCGGCAATCAGTACTTCCGCTATTATAAATTAGCAAATGCAGAAGCAATCACATTGTCAGGACAAGTCTCTATCAGATGGATAGAGAACAAAATGAATAACTACTTAAACAAAATTCTTAAAACAGAAGATACTGATTATGTCATTGCTAGTGATACTGATTCTATCTACCTCAACCTTGGTCCTCTTGTCGATGTTATCTACAAAGATAGAGAGAAGAATGCTGAGGGGATTGTCTCGTTTCTTGATAAGATTTGTGAGGAGAAATTTGAACCGTTCATCGACCAATCATACAGAGAATTAGCAGAGTATCTCAATGCTTATGATCAAAAGATGTTCATGAAGAGAGAGAACATTGCTGATCGTGGCATATGGACAGCAAAGAAAAGATACATCTTAAATGTATGGGATAGTGAAGGAGTTAGATACGAACAACCTAAACTAAAAGTTATGGGTATTGAATCTGTTAAATCCTCTACTCCTTCTTCTTGTAGAAATATGTTAAAGGATGCATTCAAGATAATGATGAGTGGAACAGAGGATGATGTAATTAACTACATAGATAGATGTCGTCAGAAGTTTAAGACTTTACCTCCTGAGGAGATATCATTTCCTCGGTCAGTTAGTGATGTTCAAAAATATAAATCTCATTCTGACATTTACATAAAAGGAACTCCCATTCATGTTAGAGGAGCACTATTGTTTAACCATTATATAAAAGAAAAGAAACTTACTAATAAGTATTCTCTTATTCAAAATGGCGAAAAGATTAAATTTTGTTATCTTAAAAAACCAAATACAATTCATGAAAATGTGCTATCCTTTATACAGGACTATCCTGTTGAATTAGGTCTTGACAAATACATTGATTATGACTTACAATTTAACAAGGCATTCCTCGAACCATTAAAAATTATTCTTGATGCTATCGGATGGAGCGTTGAGAAAACTGCTAACCTAGAATCATTTTTTGTATAATGAGAGATCAAAATTCTATAGATCATGAGGAGACAAAGGAAGAGAAATGGAATCGTGGATTAGATTTGTTTATCGAGTCAGTTCAGAAACCAGATCATCAACTAAGAGGATGTGCTCACAACCAAAAATGTTATGACGAACTTATGCAAGTGCGTGATAATGTGCTAGAATACTTAAATACATTGAGATTGTAATGGATTTTTTAAAGGACATAGTAAAAGAGATAGGAGATGACTACACGCAACTCGCTTCAGATATTCAAGAAAGCGAAAGATATGTGGACACAGGTTCGTACATTTTTAATGCCCTTGTATCAGGGTCTATATTTGGCGGTGTATCTAGTAACAAGATTACTGCAATTGCTGGTGAAAGCAGCACTGGAAAAACTTTCTTCTCCCTCGCAGTTGTCAAGAACTTTCTGGATAATAATCCTGACGCTTATGTTCTTTACTTCGATACTGAAAGTGCTATATCCAAGTCTTTATTAGAAGCACACGGAGTAGATACTAATCGCTTAGTTGTTATTAATGTAGTAACGATTGAAGAGTTTAGATCAAAGGCACTAAAAGCAGTAGATAAATACATCAAAATGCCTGAGTCTTCTCGCAAACCATGTATGTTTGTGTTAGATTCTTTAGGTATGCTTTCCACAGAGAAAGAGATCAACGATGCATTG